GCTTTTACCTGCGGAGTCCGAAGCCGGGAGTAGATACTCATACTCAAACTTAGTACGCGGGTTAGCCCGTAGCCTTGCCCGGATCTCGGTGCCGTCCCAAGCCTCAGATACGTCAGTTTTGAATCTTATTGTTTCCGACACCTGATTTTGTGGCTTTTCCTTGATTACTAGATTTCTTTGGAAAAGGACGGATAATGAGGCACCTTGGTACCGCAAAACTACCGATTGCGACGACGCCCTTCCCGGTTCTAAGAATTTTACGGTTATGGTTATCGCGTCATGCGCCTTGATTGTCAAATCGTTGGCCGCGAGTTCCGCCGCGTTAGACAGTGCCACCTGATTTAGCCAAGTTACCTCAAACGTGTCATCTTCAAGAGGTACCGTTAGTGGGCCGGTTACCGCCTTACCTGTAGCATTATAGATGGTTACATCAAAAGTGCTGGCGAAAGCCACTCCTTTCAGATCTAGTTCAAGCGCTGCATCTAGGAAGTACTGATTACTGAAGTATAGCTCTCCGAAAGTGGGCATATGACCTACCTCTTGTACACGTAGCTGGCCCAGCCAGAGTGTTCATCAATGTTGAGAGACCTTTGCTTACCGCCTGTTACTAATTTCTTGTAAACAGGGCGGTACACATACGTATCTTCACCCAAAGTCGCCTCTGTAATAATCTGGCCAGCAGTCTCCGTGCCCCTCCAAACTCCCGGGAATTCTCCTAGCATCATGTACGATGCTTTGTGGAAACCATATCGAGAATTGCGTTGTAATCGGGTCTCCCCTACGGTGACGTAATCTACCTCCAGAATAGGCTGAACGCTGGGGCTAGATGTGTTGATGATGTCGAACCGAACGTGAAAGATTGCTTGGCCCGATCTATTATCCAACCAGTTAGGGTGTGTGGTAGGGTTGTAACTCAGGGTCACCCATTTGCCGTCACGAAACCCATCCGGTTCAGGGAGTGTGATCTGCGTTGTTTCGCTGAATCGTGAAGTCCCGCTTGTCCATGCTGGGACTGTCCAGTACATCTTCCCCTCCCAGTTTGCGGAAGGGGTGGCCTCCCGTCGCAGACGTACTCTGATCTCCACCCGGTCATAGTGGGCGGTTGGAGTGTAGTTCATGGCGATGCCACTGTTGCTGTTGCCTATGTTTAAGCCTGAGTCGTTAGCTGTCCCCGTTAAAACTAACAAACCATTCTCTAAGGCCGTACTGGATCCAAAACCGCTAATGTTAGCGTCAGCGAACATGTCAGGGGCATAGAATTGAGGATCGGGTGGGGGAGAAATCCCGGCCATCCGAGTTTGCACAACTTCCGGCCGAGGGAGTTGGGTGAGTATGGCGTGCGTCTTCGCGAACGGACTTATGTAGTAAGACTTAGTTTCAGCGAGATTTAAAATTCCTAGGGGCACCGGTCCTGGCCGCAAAGGGTAGTAGGTGCGCCCCCGTGCCCCTCTCATTCCGTATGAATGCCCCCCGGTAAAGTCGTTCAAACCAGCTTGAATGGAATACCGGGCACTTGCTAGGGTCCTAGTTGCACCAGTGGCCGGGCCATATTGGTTGTCGTGAGAGGTCCCGGTGGGTCCGTACCCATTCCGGCCCCCTGCTACTTCTTTGAAAGAATTCGTCCCCGAGTCACTGATTGATGCAGTCATGATGCAAGGGTTCTTCCAGCATTCCCCAGCATCGCTGTACGAGAAAGGGTACTGGTATGTATCCGATCCATATGCATCGGTGTGAGGGCCAGTTGTACCTAGGAAAAGCCCCGAAGGGATAGCCGAGCCCTGAAGCACCGCCGCATTGCCCGAAACGCGCCCCATCCACCAATGAGATCTAGGTTTATTATACTCTTGGTAATTGCCCTTGGTGTTGAGTACCATGTGGAAATACTCATTTCCGCGCGTTGCATCTCCATAGAATTCGTACTCAACTCCGGCATTAAAATCTAATCGGCCAGATCTAGGAAGCCAGCCCTCTGCTATTTGAACGGGGGTGAGTTCGTCACCGTTCCACAGGTTGCTAGAAAAAGAACCGATTGGGGTTTGCTCAGGGCGTTGTAATGCAGTGGGACTAAGAAGGCCCGAAGCATATGCGCCGCCGTAGGTTGATGGTAAAGCGAAAGTAGCATCTTGATCGGTGCTTCCCGTCGTCCGATCGTAGGAGCCTTTAACGATGGCAGTGAACGTCTGAGCGGTGCTATCTACTGCGGTTACTTCTAGGATGTGCCGAACTGTGGCATTCTCCTTAAAGATAATAGCAGAACCGACCGCTACGTTTAGCAAAGCAGAGCCCGCAGCATACGTTACGGTACCGCTGTAAGTGCTCACGCCTGCGACGACACTTAACGTGGCAGTGACATTACCCAGCAGAGTTCGCATACTTACCGATTCGTCCGAGACATAGTACGCCTGATAATTAGTGACGAACCGCCCTTGCAATGTGTCAAGCAATTGGCCGACTATTACGGTTTCCGAAGACAAGTTGTTCATGCTAAGACCATTTATAAAGTCAAAGATGTAGGTAGCTCCGGTATCTTTATGTTGAAACGCGACAGTGCCAGAACTGTCCGAAAACGGGCTAGCGCCATATGTATTCCCAAAGGGGTCACTGAAGTTTCCGAGCGTACGGACAGCAAAGCCGCGCATGGCTCTCCTGAACTCGTCAATTGAAGTTGCGGTGCCTGTGGCGTAAGGCATGGGGGTTATCTCCTTACAGCGGGTTGAGGTCGAAAAATAGGTTACCTGAGTTATCATAAGCCAACCCGTCAACTACGTTAAAGTAGGGTGGCGTGAAATTGCTATGGCCAATGACCATCCGATATGTGCGGTTTTTAATCACGAACTCCGATCCGGCGGGGTACACTGTGGTTCCTGTGTTGGCATAGAAGTCAATCTCTGGCCCCCAATACAATCCGGGCAACTCGCCTATATTCTCATACACAGGGGTAGACCCGGAACCCGTGTTGGTGCTTGGTAGCAAAAGCGAGGCGGGTTGGTTAAACTCTGACCCGGTCTGTGCTGTGCCATCTTGATAGGTCCAAGTATGATGATCGGGAGCTACTTGTGTCAGAGTTATGGGTTCAATGTTTGGCGTACCGCCTGGGTTGGACATATGAATCCCAAGTGCCATGGACGGGTTTGAATAGCCCACCACAGGATCCCACGAGACAGCCTCCCTGCCTTGGTCAAAAGCTGTAGTAAGCTGCCTTGCGCGGTCGTCGGGCGTCCCGATGTTAAGGGTTCCGATGTTATCTACCCCTTGATAATTGTCAGAATGAGCCAGGCCCGCAGCATTTGTATCGATTACGTCCAGCAGGGGAACTGCTGGAGAATTTATTGAGGGCATGAACAGCTTCGTATACTTCGGTTGGTTATACGTTCCTGAGGCGGACGCTTCCATTCGGAACTGGCGAGATAGGATAAAAGGCATACGCGCAGTGAACTGCCCATTAGCTCTCATACCTGCTACGCGACCACTCAGTGCCCAAACGTCATCAACGGGTTCCGTTAAGGTGCCCCGAGACGCCCTCCAGAAAGGCCGTACAGAATCATTTCCTACCCTTGATGCGCTCCCACCGACCTTGCCTAAGAAAGCCATAGGGTGTGGGTAGTCCTCCATGGTCTCATAGGGCTTGAACATGCCAAAGAAAACACAATCATCTCGTTCAGCGTAGGTGGCATTAACGGTTCCAGAGGGCATATCTGCTACTTGAGCTAAAATCCGCACGTAGCCGTTGCCCCGGATCATTGTGAATTTATTAGGATTAAAATTCGCAGTCCCCCCGCCTGAAGTAGAAGATCGACCACAGTCCATGGACGCAAAGATCGAGTTGCCGGTGGGTCCGTATGTGTCTGCTCTCCAAAACGCCCCCGAACATACAGTCTGGTTGTTACTAATGGTAGCTGTTGGCAGCACTAACAACTCAGTGATCCAAGTGATAAACGCAATGCCTTGCATGTCATAGTCGCTTAGCGGGGCAGTAGGGTCAACAGTAGCACCCCGGCCTCCGTCATAGAACAGAACACTGTGGGATGTGTTGTTCTGGATGCCATCACTTCTATTGCTACGAGTTACCTCAGCCCAATTGTACGCCGGGGTATACTCCGGCTGTCGGATTGTAACGTCTATGAAATCGTTGTACGGGCCTGTTCCGGGGACGCCGGAAAAGCCAACAGGGTCCCTAATGGCGACGGAGAAAACAAAGTTCCCTTGGTCGTCATAGAAGTCAGTGCAAGCGTCATAAGGGGCGTCCAGCCTTCCGGTGTTGGCCTCATCTCGCAGATTGATGTTATCACCTTCTAGGTTATCCCCCTGTATAAAAAAGCTAGATGCTGTTAGGTAGATCCGGTAAGTGCCTACGGCCAGAGACCTATCGCCCGCGCTTCTATTCTGCTGAAGGCGATCGGAGAACGTTGAATAAGCCGATGCAGTACTGACGGATGGACGAGTAGCCGCATCCGCACGGGTAACCGAAGTCTCAACTACCTCAAGCTTCGCTGTAGCTGATGGGTTGCCACCTAACGTGACCGAGATGGAATTGTAATCAACAATAGGTGCGCCTAGCATAAACTGCATTAGGTTATTGGCGAAAGCTTGCGTCCCCGATACAGCCGGCCCAAAAAAGGACGAAAAAGGCCTGCTGACCGCTAGGGAGTTTGCGATCGGGCTGGCAAAGTATCTGCTTGGGACGGTTACTGTAAATTTATCTTCCATGGTATTCTCCGGGGGTTGCTATGCCATGCCTCTCATAATCTCTGGATTACGTTGCATTACATTCAAGATAATGTTTTCGCCCTCTTCGGAACCCATGGCGTTCAGGGTGTTCTCGGCGGAATCCACGTTGACGATGGTAACCTGCGGCTTTTGGCCGCCCATCATGTTTGCCGTTTCCTTGTTACTCTTGATTGAGCCGCTCTTCGGTGGGACAAAAAGCTCTGGGCCACGCTCTCCGACCACATAAGGCTGACCGCCTGAAACAGGGCCGCCTGCCGCTCTACTGCCAAGGCCCATTAATGCGAGCGCCCCTTCGCCGCCAACCGCTTTGATTACCATGATCAGAGCCATCATGACCGTCATTTGTACGATCATCTGCGTGATCATGGTGAGAAATGACATGCCCAGCTCTTTGAAGTTCGCCTTGCCGGTCGTCGCCATCTCAGTGATTGCATTACTCAAGCCTCCAATTCCCGCTGCCGTGATACTCGCGATGTTGGCCCCGAGATCCAGGGCAGGGCCTGCAACGCTCGCAAAGCCCTGCTCCATCGACGCGAACATACCCTCACGCAGCTGCGCGCCGGTCAGCTCCCCTTCGAGGAGACTGTTGTTCATGGTCTCCATGTCCCGGGTGTTCTGCTTTATGGCCTCTTGCTGCTCAATCCGACGCTTAAAGGCTGCCTCCATCTCGTCAAGCTGCTCCGCAGAGACGCCCCCCATGTTGCCGTCGCCTTGGCGAGCCGCTTTAAACGTCGCCAGTCCCTGTGTCTTTTCCTCTCCTAGTTGCAGGATCTCGCCCTGCGTTCCGCCGAGTGAGGTCAGGCCCTGAAAAATCTGCTGTCCCTCAAGGGCCGCGGCTCGCTTTTTCATTAGCTCGATATCCTTCTGGGATATTTCCTTGTTGTCTTTCGCCTGTTCCTCGATCTTTTGTAGGGAAAGTCTATAACGTTCGTTAGCTTGCGTAACCGCGTCCAGCGAGCCGAGTGACTGTCCGAGGATTTGTAGTCTTTCCTTTTCTAGGTCTTGAGTATCACGAACGGAGTCTGCATTATCCTCCTGCGCCTTTTTTAACCGCTTTGTAAATGCAGTTAGGTCGGCCATCTTTACGCCCGTGGCCCCTAGCAGAATTTCGAGACTTTTGTAAGCCTGAGAGCTGGTGTCAAGGTCGCCAGTAACCTCGTTGAATTCCTTCGACACCGGAATCAAGCGGATTAGATCGTTTCCTACGCCCTGAAACAGTCTCCGCATATCCGCGAGCTGTTCTTGGGTCAATCCCCCTGTCTGGATTACTACGTCACTATATGTAGACCCGATCCGTTTTAGGTCATCCATCAGGGAATCGACAGGCCAGTTAGCATCATACTCTGCCTTGAAGTCGGTGATGGCGACTTTGGTCAGCTCAGCCATACTGTTCGACACATCTTTCAGGGCTTGTCGTTTAGCGGCCAGCTCATCATACGCAGCAACAAGTTTATAGAGACCATCCGCCAGAGAGTCGAACGCTAGTTGTTGTTCTAGGGGCAGCAACCCAGTCGTCTTCATAGCTGATTTTGACACTGCCTCCAGAGCAGACTCAAAGGCAGATTTCTGTCTCATATAGGCTGCGTCGATAGCGTCATCCATACTGGCGTAATCGCCCTGCTTAACCTGAATGTCTCCTAATTGAACCGATTGATTAGCTTTGACTTTAAGGCCAGCAAACTCTTTTAGAGCTTCCGTATTCTGGCCGACCATGTCGTAATGCTCTTTCCAGAACTCTATGGCGTCTTGATTGTTATTGGCAATATCAGCCAGGGCCGTCGAAGCGTTCTCCAGCTCACTGCGCATGGGCTTCAGGGCTTTCTTCTCCGTTTCGGAGGTTGCCTTGAAGTAAGTATATGTGGCACCCGCGGCCAAGACCGCTCCCGCAGCAAGTTTGGCATAAGGATTCGGGATCCTAGCGAGCAAGCCAGCTAAGGTTCCCGCCTTAGTAACTTCCGTAGTAAGACGGGCCGTACTTGTAATCAGCTTTGACCCGGCGTACGCAACACCCAAAGCAATGATCATGTCCTTGAGCTTTTCGAGCTGGCCTGTAAACTCCTGCGCCAACGGGCCGCCGGTCGCAAACGATCGGTTGAGTTCGGTGACGAAATCGACGACTCCCTTGACTGCATCACCTAATGTTTCCCCCGCTCCACTCAACTTGGACAGGGTGTCTATAAGGATTGTACCTTCCCGCTTGAGACTGATAAACTGATCCGCGATCGGAAACTTAAATTTGGCAAACTTCGCGTCCAGATCCTCGATTGAATTGCCAAGCGCGTCCTTCATGACCGTCGCGGTGATCTTGCCTTCCTTACCGAGAGCACGAAGCTCACCGACCGCAACGCCCATTGAGTCCGCGAGGATCCGAGCGATCATCGGAGTCTGCTCCAAGATCGAGTTGAGTTCCTGACCCGAAAGTCGGTTGGCGGCGAGTGCCTGACCGAACTGCCGCAGAGCGCCGGTTGCTTCCTGTGCGGTCGCGCCAGAGAGCTTGGTCGCCTTGGCGAGGTTGCTGACCATGACAGTGACTTGCTCATTAGACAAGCCAACTTGGTCTGCGGACATGGAGACGCGTTGCATAACGTCTGCAACGCCGCTCATCTCCATGTTCATGGTTCGCGCCACCGAAACAACCGTTGCCATTCGGTTGGCGGCTTGGTTCTGGTCTCGTGCGAACACCCGGCTCTTATTGCCAAGGTTCGTCATCTCATCGGAAGCGCGAATGACCTGCCGGGCCATACCAACGGCAGCAAGGCCGACCGAGGCCAGCCCGACTACCAGACCCTTCATCTGTCGGGAGACTTTACGTGCTCCCATCTGCTTGACTTTGATGAGTACGGTATGCGTATTCATGGCCATTACTTACGCCCCTTCCCGCGCTTGGCGGTGAGCTTTACGTCGTGCATCTTAAAATCAAGATAAGACAACGCCCGCTGTATGCCCGTCCTAACAAAATTGCTAGGTGCCTGAGTGCTAGATCCATTTTCGAGAAGGCCGATATAATGAACGCCATTGGCAATCGAGGCTTCCTCCTCATCCCCGCGGAGCTTACGGATTTCCAGCTCCGGGTCAGGCTCATCGTGTAAGAAGGCTTCGCCCGGATCGGTGAAGTCTCCTTTGAGGTCGGGTGATATGTTCCATCCGTTGACGGCTCTGCGGGTTTTCCTAGGAGTGCCTAGGGGCGGAACATCTTGGACCTCGTAGATGATGTAGGCGGCTGCCTCTTTAACCATCCCTAGCGCTTTCTGCTCGATCTCCTCAAACTCGTCTTCGAGATCCTTAACTACTAGCGGGATTGGTTTGGCCATGTCAGCTCCTCTTGCGTTCTGCTTTTTTACGTTCTCGTTCTATCTCTTCAGAGCATATTTGAATGTACTTTGAATCTAATGAGGCCAGGATGTACATAAAATCTTCGTACATGTCTTCATACCTAGTAAGGCCGAGAACTACCGCGTAGCGATGTGCCGCCGTCCAGGGGATGGATGCCGGTCCAGCGGAAGTGAAGTGTCTGTCCCGAGAAAGGTCCCAAAAATAACGAATGAATAGTTCGTCCTCGACATCTAAGTCTGGAGGTAGCATGGCGGGCGGAGGGGGCTTGCCCTGCTCCGCCGCAGCCTCGATGATCGGGGCAGCCTTTTCACCATACATCAAAGACCATTCAAGGAACCCGACTATTTTCCCGTTCGCTCCTCCCGGTCTGCCGCGATAAAGTTTGCAATGTCAGATGCTTCGTCTTGGATCATCTGTCGTAGCGTAGGCAGTTCCATTAAGAGACTAATCGCAGTCTCCGTCGAATACTTCATCTCTTTACCCTCGCGGTCGGTGACGCCACTCCAGCCAAGGATGACCGTGTCGGCCAGGGCTTGACACAGAATGCGTTCAGCCTGCTCATCCTTCATCGTGCCCTTCTGCATCGCGTACTTATAGGGCTTCATGAGGGCGTTCAGCTTCGTGCCGAACTTCTTGTTTTCGCCTCCGGCACGGGCAAGTTCGAAGGAGATCTTCGCATCGCCGTCCTGAAGCTCAAGGGTAAAGCTCTCCGATTCGTCGAGCTTGTCTTCATCGAAAATTTCATATAGGTTCATTGGGGGTTTCCTTTGTTGGGGTTAAATGGTGGGGAGCCCTAAGGCTCCCCACCCAAAACGGTCCAGGCGGTAGCGAGCGCCTTTGCCGTTTATGCCGCGAAACGAGTAATTTTCAAGGTGTAGCCGTCAGCCGTGGCTGATGGGCCTGATTTTCGAATCGCCTGATAGCCGAGGTTAAGCATAACATCCTCGTTCTTGCCAGAGACTTCAGGTACGCCTTCAGAAAACTTGATAGCAGGCATCTCAAAGATCAAAGCGGATCCGTCGCTAGACGCAAAGCCGAAGCTAAGACTAGTCTCAGTATTGTTAAGAAGCTTTTCTAGGAGTACATTATCCTCGAAGTACACCGAGAGTTGGCCCGTGACGTTGAATTCACCTGAACCAATTGATTGCGCCCCTTGCACGCCAACCACGTTCCGTTCTCGCAGGTTGTTAGAAACCTCCATCGTCAGTTCTGTACAAACCTGCAAGCCAGGAGTTCCAGCCTCACCGATAGTCGCAACGTTATTGGAAGCGTTGAAAGGCGTAGTAGCTATATCCGCGCCGGTAGAAATAGTGCCGGGTCGTGACGTAGTCGAATTATGCGATCTGCCTAGCATCCCAAAGGATGCGGTGACGATCGAGCTAGCCGAAGCCGAGACAGAAAACGAATCGATCTCCAAGCCTGTAAGGTATTCAAAGGTTGGCGTGGATTGGTCTGCATATTCCCTTTCAAACGAGAAAGACGAACTAGCAGAAGCGTTCTTAGCGTAAGTCCCACGCGTGACGGTAAAACCGGCCCCGTTTGAAAAATCAGCACTAGGGTTCCCTTCTACGGTCAAGGAAGTGGAGGTCTTGGCGGTTACACGGTAGAACTTTGTGACTGCGCCTTTACTAACTCGTATAAAATCCCCGGGATCAACGTCAGTCGTTGTCAATGTGGCATGGCTGATAGATGAAGAGGCGAGCGTCAAAGTTCCAGTGAAAATGTCTGCCTGCGCTGGACTACTCCAAGCTGAAGCCTGGAGCGCGCCTAGAAGGAGAGCATCGAAGACTCCCGGTGATAGTTCGGTGTCAAACGAACCGCCGATGGACCCATTTGTTTTGATCAGATCATTAACCTGCCGATCTGAACGGATGATATCTGAAACCACGGTTTCGGGCGTTGCGCCCAAATCCGAAGTTCCTGTGTATTGTAGGGGGGCATAAGCGCCTGTGATAAGAGTGCCCGCCGTGGTTTCTTCTTTGAACCGCAGGGCCACGCGATTGGTATCTGACATAAAACTCTCCTCCTACGCGGCTTGCCGGTCGTAGGTAAAATCGGCAGAAACGTTAACCTGAAAGTAGGTCCCGTCACTGCCAAGTTCGTTGATGTCAACGTCCTGTAATCGAACGCCGAAGGAAGATGGTACGTCTTCTAGACCATGAGCGATATCATCACTGAGGTCTCGTATAGTAACCGTACCGGTGCCCTGAGGCACAAATATTTGGACGTAGACTGTACCAGACCTGCGGAATCTATTGACCCCAAGGGTGATCCGAGTGCTACTTCCGTGCCGTACGATAGCCCGCCCAAATAGCGTAGGGCTACTAGGGCGGTCTACATTCTGGTTGTCGTAATACAGGGGAGCGCCGTTCGCGTGTAGGTCCCAAAGAGACTTAATGCGCGTAAGCAACTCGTCCTGTACTTCAATCTGTGTTGAAGCCATCTTAGTTCTCCACCTTCAACACATACATAATGGCCACGTCGCCGGGAGCCACTGTTTCAACTTTCTTGACTTCTAAAGTGCGATCCCCATCCAAGATTTGCATCTCTGTGGAGGGCACGACAGTAAGGCCCTTGGCGGCAATCACGACTCGCGCTTCATTCACTTCTACTGGGGAAAGGACAAGTCGAGAAACGGCGGAAAGTCGAGCTTCGAGATCGCTACCCACCTCATTGACAAAAGCGCCAATGGTTGTGTATGTTTTTGAGGTAACACTGTCAGTGGGAGAACCCCAAGGTTTTGCCGCATTCCCAAGTTCAGTGTCCGACTTGGAGAGCTTAATCTCTCGACCAAAGTCCTTGACCAGCTTTTGGGCGGAGTCTCGTAGCCGATCGTAGACTTTACTCATCGCATTACCCCGCCGCCGCCGCCATTGACTGCATACCCAGAACGCTTAACGATGCGGTCAGCGTGGGGGTACGTTGCGGTAAAACGAACCCCTACCCCGGTATCATATCGTGTTTCTGTCTCAAGGGTTCCGACCTTGTCACGCTGCATGGTAACCTTTATCCCGGTGCTCTGGTCCGGCGTGGGTGAAAGGTCAACTAATGCCTCGCCAGTGCCTAGTACAACTAGCGCGTATTCACAGCATGCGTCAGCGATTTCTACAGGTACCGAGACAGTTACGTCATTGCCATCCATGTCATAGATTTCTTCTCGTGGGAAGCCGAGCGTCTGAGTGGCCTTAGCCCTAACGTCGATCCAAACCCATCGAGTGTCCAGATACTGAGTAGCGCGGATCAGAGACACACACTTATCGTTCTCGCTCGCCTCTTCCCACAGGTCGTTACCCCGAACCCTATGGTACTCATTGGCGCTGGCAAGACTTACGTAGACATTGGCAGTTGAAAGGCCAGTGCCATCTTCTACTACTAAATCAGCATTTGTGACTGCCATTAGATCAAGTCCTTCTTGATGATCACGGTGCCATACAGAACCGTGGACACTACGCCCGTGTCGGTCATCTGAAGCTCATGGTAGTAAGTGCCCGCGAGGGACTCGGTGTCCGCGGGGTCAAGCGTGATGTCGATGCGGCCAGTGGCTGCGTCGATCAGGGTGACGCCCGAAGCCAGAGCCTTGGTCAACAGTGCTGCCCCGCGAGGCGCAACTGCTGAACTGCTCTTCTTGGACATCGCCCAAGTGAATGTGGCTGCGGTGAGGTCTACAGCCGACCCACTTGAGTCATTGACTGTGACCTCAAGGGTCAGAGTGTCGCCCGAGTGTAGGGTGACGTCGTTCTGGGTGCCTAAGGCCATGTTGTTATTCTCCTGCGGAACCCGTAAGGGTCGCGGTGGTGCTCTTAGTGCCGGTCAGGGTCGCGGTGGTGCTCTTAGTGCCTGTCAGGGTCGCGGTAGTAATTTGGGTGCCGGTCAAGGAGGACCTGTATGTCTCGGGAACCCTGATGGTCAGGACCTCGATGGACTCGTCGTAGGCGTACATGCCAGAGATCAGGGGGAGCGTCTCGCCGAAGGAGAAGTCAGGTATGGGTGCTATTGATACGAAAGCAGAAGCTAGCTCCGTTGTGTTCATGGCGGATTTGTCTAGTCTAGTGTAGCCCCATTCACCTGTTGAGGAGGTACTGGGTTCGCTCCATGCAGCAGATCCCGAAGATAAAAAGCCAAAAGGTCCGCCACTGACCTTAACCCGCCCAGCCCACGTCTGCCCAACAACAGGCTTTATCTGAGCATAGAAGGTTTCCGCGCTCGCAAAGGATGGGAGCCCATATGCCGGACCCCATAAGATATAACTAAACCCTATCGCTGCGACCCCACCCCATGTGTGCGGGTTGTCGGGGAAGTTACGTGCGGGGGAGGCCGTGAACCCGTCAAAAGCATTAGCGTTGGGCATGTATCGGGTCATCCCTTCGAGCACCGCAGAGGCCACTCCTCTTTCGGAGGATACTGGTACAATCACGTCATCCATTAGGTG